AAGGCAGATGACACCTTGCATGGCCACCAACCGCCCCCTCAACAACCCAACAAATAGACGATTCAACAACAATGAACACTCCAACAAAAACCACCATCCCGCCGGAGTTCGCTCCGACCTATGTCCCCTACAGCTATAAGGGACAACCCGTCAAGGGCGCCTTTGGGGCCAATACCCGGCCGGCCTTTGTCAAGGCCAGCGACCGCGCCTACTTCGAGGCTGACAACACGCTCAGCAACGCGATGCGCCAGCTGATGATCTCGATGGACGTGCTGGACACCGGCGCAGGCATGAAGCCCGTCGGCGACTTCAACTACTGCAACATCAAGGCACGCCGTGGGCAAGACGGACGCTTTGGAAAAGACGAGGTGGAGGGCAGCCTCGATCCGTATGCCAACTATTCCAACCACGTAGACTTTGCCCGGGCCAAATTGCAGCTCATTCAGCACCCCCGCTGGGGGGTGAACCTCAAGACGGACACTCCCTCGGAGGTGATCGACAAAATCGAGGGCACGCCCATTGTTTGGGGTACCCTCTTCAGCCCCGCCGCACAGCGTGCACTGGAGACGGGCCGAGGAATCGATGATTTGAAGCTCGACTATGAGAAGGCTATCGTAAAGCGTTACCGCGCCCTCGGGATCACGGACATCCACAGCGCCCGCAAGAAGTATTACTGCGAAAAGATGACCGCCATCGGGCGGCAGGTAGGCCAGATGATGGCCGGCGGCGACCCGAACGTGACCTACACGCCCGACTTCGAGCGCAAAGCCCGTCCCATCCCGCCGCAGAACCCCACGCCGATCGAGCCGCCTGTGGTACCCCCGATTCGCCCGGTCGTACCCGGTGCAGTCGCGCCGCCTCCACGCCCACAGGTACCCGGCCAAACTTCGCCGGGGCCCGTAGGCCCCCAGCCAGATTTGAAACAAGGTCCGCTCCCCCTCACCGAGGAAGCGTTCGACGCACTGGCCTTCACCCGCCATTCCGAGGCGCGACTGATGAATGGGCAAAAGGTCACCGTGACGGCCGTCGACTTTGCCAAACGGCAGATCAGCCACCACAAAAACGGGCATCCGTACTGGGTGGAGCTGAACCAGATCGCCGCCATCTCCTAATCAATCGCAGCACATTCCAAGAGAGGGGCAGGTCATCCGGCCTGCCCTTTCTTCTTTTCATACACATGCAACGCAAATGAAATTCCTGATCACCTATTACGGCGGCAAGCAGAAGACGTTCAAACACATTCTGCCGCTCATAGCCGCCTTGCTGCTTACGGCCTGCCTACCCTTGAAGCAGACGCAGCCCACACGGCAGTCGCACGTGGATTCGGTCTTCGTGCAGCGGCTTGTACCCATCCCCGTGCCGTCAGATACGTCCCTGTTGCGTGCCTTACTGCGTTGCAATGCAGAGGGGCGCGTAGCGATGGAGCGCCTGTCGATCGAGACCACCCGCAACGCCCGACTGGCTTTCCTGTTGGATAGCCTCGGGGAGCTGCAGGTCGAGACCGTTGTCCGGCATGACACCGTGTGGGCAAAGGCAGACAGCGTCTTTATCAATCGAGATGTGGTGCGTGAAGTTGTGCGAGAGGTAGAGCGAAAGCCTACCCGCTGGGAGCGGTTTGTTCAAGGCTTTGGCACCGGAGCCTTTTGGGCATGTATTGGTGCACTGGCTTTCATGGTCGTAAAGTTTGGCTTTCGGATATATCGGAGGCGACTGCCTCTATAACCGTCCCCTATGAAGGAAGAAGACCGCCGCCGGGAAGAGGAAGAGCGCCGCCGAGAGCAACTCTTTCGCGCCATCGAGCAACTGATCTACACGGCCTATCTACAGGCGCTTTCCCTGCCTGCCGTGCGCCGTGCCATCGAGCAAAAGAAGGATGACTTCTTTTTCGAGAGCAACCACACGGCCAACCGTCAGGTGGAGCGCGTGCTGGGCGTGATGGCCGACCGCCTGAACGGGCTCCTCTTGAATGGCATCCGGCGGGAGTGGGAGTTCAGCAAGGAGGTGCTCGATGCGCGCGTGGAGGCGCAGCTGGATCCGTCCACCCGAGACAGGATGCTGCGCGACCGTCTCCGAATCGATGCCACGCAGCGCAGCCGCATACGGTCGGCCGACGCTTTTGTGCGCGAAAAGCAGCGTGACGGGCTGAATCTTTCCGGCCGCGTGTGGAATCTGGCAGGGAATGCCAAAAAAGAGATTGAGGTGATCCTGCAGAACGCCATCAAAGAGGGCCGCCGTGGGACGGAGATTGCGAAGGATCTGCGCCGCTTCCTTATCGAGCCGAATAAGCTCTTCCGACGGGTGAGGAACAAAGAGACGGGCGCACTGGAGCTGAGCGCAGCGGCCAAGGCGTACCATCCGGGGCAGGGTGTGTATCGCTCTTCCTACAAAAACGCGCTCCGAATGGCGCGTACAGAACTGAAGGCGGCGCAATGCGAGGCGGCGTGGCAGTCGGCACAGTCGAACCCGCTCATTGTGGGCTGGGAGATCCGCCTGAGCAACAACCACACGACGCTGCGAGACGGTAAGCCGTGCCCCTTCCATGACATGTGCGACGAGTTGCAAGGCGTGTACCCCAAGGCCTTCCGATTCCGCGGCTGGCATCCGCATTGCCGCTGCGAGATGTTGCCCATCATTGCCCGCCCGTCAGATCGGAAAGAGTTGTATCGCCGGATCTTCAAGGGAGACGCCAAAGAGCGTGCCTCGTGGTCTCCGCGAGCGGTGGAAGAGGTGCCGCAGGTCTTTACGGATTGGGTGGAGAAGAATCGAGAGCGTGCCCGTGGTTGGCGCACCCTCCCGCGTTTCATCACGGATAATCCGGCCTACATCGTTGGCGAATACGGGCGCCCAAAACCGCGGCCAGTGGAGGTGCCGCCGGAACTCAAAGGCCCGAAGAAGCTCTCTCGCTTTGAAGGCAGCTTCCAACAGTTTGCCGATGAGGTGCGGAAGAAGAAGCGAAACATCGGGAAAGTTATGTGGATAGGCGTGTTGGATAGCGAAATAGTGGCTGATATGCACGCTCGAGGGAGGTTGCTTGAAACGCATGATATCGTTGTGCTCGATAAAACGATACTGAAGTACATCAATCATCCGAAAGAGAGTAAGGGCGCAACGGTCGCACCGGATCGATATAATGAGATCCTGAAGGCGATCAACACGCCATTACACATCTACGAAGACACCAACAGCGAAGTGCTGGTTTATGTCTATACGCATCCCTATGAGCCGGGCCGTGTGGTTAAGGTTGTCGTACATCCGAATTTTAAGCACAAGGGATCGGTTGTCAACGCTGCAAAGTCGTGGGGCGTGGTGGAAGCTATCCAAATGGACATGAAGAATTACCGGAAAATAAAATAGGGAGCATCCTGTAGTAGGACAGCCCCCTATGTAGGTTATCGGTGCAGGCAGGCGACGACCCTGCAATATGACGCGGCTATGCCGTATCCCCGCTACCACTTTGCGACCATCAGCACCGATATATCGGGCACAAAGATAGATCAAATGAGACAGCCTCCGCAGCTTTTCAAGAGCTGCGAGGGCTGAATATGTGGTAAAAGCCGCCCGAAGCGTAACATTCACCCTGCCAGTCCTCCCACAGGGGTTCCTGACATCGCTGACAAAGATAGATTAAAGAAAAACAGAAGGGGAGCGAATCGTAAGACCCGCCCCCCAGCGTGGGGGTAGAAGTGCGGCCGAAGCCGGACATCCACCTACCAACACCTAAGCGTTGGCAGGGCCAAAGATAGATCAAATAAAATAGGGAGCCCTTTCGGAGCTCCCTATAATGCAGGGCGGGGACTCGAACCCCGCTATATGCAAACAGGCATTGCTGCCCGAGCCCCGACACCTTTGCGACCATCCTGCGCTGACAAAGATAGTCATCTTCCGCAGTCTTTAGCCAATGGTATCCACGAGCTGCTCGGCACATTCCGAGCGGCTCCGTAACTCCTCCAACAGCTTGGTTGGCGAGCACTGAATGGAAGCGCCGAAAAAGTAAGGCTCTGCTATTCCCCGAAATAGCTTTCGATCTCTTCCTCTGAGAAGACCTCTGAATGGCGCACCTGTTCGAGTATGTCCTCGAGGTGGCTATCGCGGAGCTCCCCCACGAGTGTGGTCTGCTTGCGCCTTATGCTTTCATGCAGATCGTCGTAAGCCCATTCCTGCAGGCTTGCGCAGCCTATGAATGAGGAATGACGGAGGAAAGGGTAATCACTCGCTTTGATCCCATATTGCAGTGCGAACAGGGCGGGCTTGCTCTCCACCATGTGGTGGATATTTGAATTGATGAAGAAGAAGCCCACGACACGCCCCTGTGACACGCCCATCACAACAAAGAATTTGCTGTGGCCGATCTTCTTTCGGAATCTGTCCGCATTGGAATGAAAGATGGCTCCTCTTTTGATTAGGGTCTCACTCAGCGCACTCGGCAGTTCCATAGATCACAGCGGAATGGTTTGCAGGCGTGCCTGCTCGTCGGCGTACTGGGCATATTCGTCCGTTTCGCCGTGCTCCTTCATGATATCGAAGAACGACATTGGCCTGTTTCGAGGCGTCTTATCCCATGCCGAGCCGTGAGAAAGGGCCGTGATCGTCTTGAAATCTTTTCCGCCGTATTCATTCAGGGCTTTATCGAGCGCCTTGATGTCGCTCCGAGAAAGCACACGCATGTCAGCATCTGCAAGCGGTGTGATTTGCTTGTCGCTCTGCGCCAAGAAGAGATCCGCAAAAGCTCCATTTCCGGCGGTTTTTTCCTTCGCTTTGAACAGATCATACAGCGCCGACGGAACGGGGCCAAACTCCATAGCGACATACCTGTCGCCCGTGATTGTGCGCCCCCAGTCGGCCAAATGATCCCTGTCGGCAAAATAAAGCACCTTGAAGATCTTATGGTATCCCCGATCGGTGAGCCTCGATGCTACGTATAAAACGGCATTGAGCGCCCTTTTCTGATTGAAACTTAGTGGCTCCATTTCTCTGTCTCTATTTGTTGCTCTAATCTTATAGCAAAGATAAGATGCATTCTTTCATTTCAAAAAGCCTATGACAGTTTGTTGTGTCTCGTTTCTTTTCGTGTCTGATAGTAGGTCGTGACGAACACCCCCATCTACTTTTGCCGCCGAAACAAAACAACCAACAGATTTCAACATGGATAAGATGAAGATGATTCTCGCACTACTGGCGGCAAAGTTCCCAGGCGTGCGGAAGGACGGTCTGAATATGCTGGCACGCATGATGGCGTTACAGGTAGAGACCGAGGATGAGGCGAAGGCCGCGGTGGAGCGCCTGACCCGGGACGGGGTGGACGCTTTTGTACGAGACTTTCGCTCGGATGTGGATAAGGAAGTATCCGACGGCACACGCACGTTTGAAGAGAATCTCCGGCGCAAATTCGACTTTGTAGAAAAGCAGTCCGAGCCTCGCGCCGATGAGGTGAAGCCAAAGGCTGACCCCATGCCAAAGAAAAGAGAGGGAGCAGACGCTGAGGTGGATCTCCAAGCGGTCGTTGCTAACGCTGTCGCCAACGCCGTGAAGCCGCTCAAGGAGCAGCTGGAACGGTACGAGCGCGGGAACGTGAATCAGTCGAGGCTTCAGGCGCTCACCGATCGATTGAACGCATGCAAGGATGAGAGCTTTCGCGCCAAAGCGTTGAAGGATTTCGGCCGCATGACGTTCGACACGGAGGAGGCTTTCAACGAATACTTGACGGACACGGAGACGGATGTGGCAGACGCCAACAAACGCATGGCAGACGCGAAGCTGGCCGGAATGGGTCGGCCGATGTTCTCGCAGAAGGATGAATCCGGGGTGACGGCCAGCGTGGCTCGCTACATCAATGCGCAAACGAAGGGTAGCGACGCGTCGCTCGGAGGCAAAGAATTGTAGGCAAACGAAAAACAGAAAAAGCGAAAATGGTAACTATTGAAGGAATGAAAGACCGCCGCGTGGTGAAGTGTATCCTGCACCGCGTGGCCGACATCCCGGGGGGTGTCACGGTATCCGTGGCCGGGCTGGGAGGCGGCGCTGTGGTAGAGGGCACCCCGCTGGGGCGTGGCACGAATGGAATGTACGTGGTGTGCAAGACGGCACGTGTGCTGAATACGGCTAATGCTACGTCTACGACGTACGACGTGAACAAAGGGAGCCACTTCAACGTGGGCGACCGCTTTGCTACGGATGGCGCCAATGGTCAGACGATTGCGAGCATCGATCGCTCGAGAGAGGAAAAGGACGTGATCACCCTCAGTGCCACGCTGGGTGTGGAGGTGAAGGCTGGCACGTGCGCCTTTGAATCCGCCGGTGCGAACAAGACACTGAAGGTTGTCCCTGTGGCCATCGCTGGGGATAACTTGGACGTAAAGGCTGGCAACAACCTCTACGAAAATGCGTGGGTGCACGCCGTAATTCGTGAGGAAAACGCCCCAGCCGTGACGGACAAGATCAAAGACGCGCTGCGGTGCGTAACGTATGTATAACGCTTAAAGCAAGAAGGAAACTAAGATGCAAAAGACACTCATGGAAGGTCTGAACGAGAAGGACATGCAAGCCGTGATCCGGACGTACGACCTGAAACCTTACTACTACCCGACCCTCTTTCCGCTGAAGGAGACGAATCTCCTGACCTGGAAGATGCTCGAGGCACAGGCCGGGCTGAAGATTGCTGCCGACATCGTAGCCCGTGGGGCGACGATCCCGAAGAAGACGCGCGAAGCCATCGAACGCTTGCAGGGTAACATCCCCAAAATCGGCGTAGCACGTGAGAAACTGGAAGACGAGCTGACGGAGTATGACTTACTGTTGGCAATGGCTGGTAACAGTTCGGATCTGACGGCGATCGTCGAGTTCTGGGCGGAGGATACGAAGTTCTGCTGGGAGGGTATTGCCGCTCGTTTAGAGTGGACAGCCCTGCGAGAAATCTCTCTGGGCAAAGTAAGCCTGAATGGCATGAATAACGCTGCCGTTGTTTCGGAATTTGATGCGGACTATCAGATTCCGACGGCGCAAAAGATCGGTGTGTCTACATCGTATTCGGGAGGCTCTAACGGCGTTCCGTTCACGAATGACTTCCCGAAGGCTTTGGACATCGGCAAGAAGATGGGCGTGACGTATAAGTACGCCTTTATGAATGTGGACACGTTTACGAAGCTGGCCACGCAGGAAGAGACGATCAAACGTACCTCAACGCTTGTGCAGAGCCTGACGGACATCAAAGATGCGCCCGACGCGGCTACGGTGAACGCCTTCCTGTCGAAGCAGAAGGAGAAATACAAGGGCTTGCAGATCGTGGTAATCGATCAGGATATCACGATCGAACGAGCCGATGGTACGCGTACGACTGGTAATCCGTTCGAGGATGATGTGATCCTGTTCTCCGAATCGAAAGTGCTGGGTAATACGTTCTGGAAGCGCCCGATCGACGCGAAGGACATGCCGGGCAGCGTGGCAATGAAGGCCATGCACGGGCATACGTTGATCAAGAAGTACTCCGAAGAGTCTCCTGTAAGGGAGGTAACGGAGGGCATTGCCAATGCTTTCCCTGCGTGGAATCTAGCGCGCCGCTCGTTGCTCATGCAGACGAACGCCACGACGTGGAATAAAAACTAACACGCCGCGGTTGTGATGACGAATAAGGAATACCTGACCCGTTCGCTGAGCAACTTGGGATTGACGGATGATGATGTTGAGCTTATCCTGATCAAGGGTGGAATCGATGCGGATTCGCCGGTCGATGTCTCAGCCTGTGACCGTGCCGTATATAATCGCATGTCGGTAGTGCTTCAGGCAACGATGATGAATGTGACCGAGGGCGGGTATTCCGTTTCGTGGAATATGGAAGCTGTGAAACTGTTCTATCGCGCCCTGTGCAACGAGCTGGGAGCGCCCGACGTGCTTTCGACGCGTCCACGGGTGCGCGATCGTTCAAACCTTTGGTGAGGATCTCTCACAAATGATTCGCGTCAAACAATACCCCCACTACCTGTTCGTCACCGAAAGCGGCGAATCCCGGCAGGATGATGACGGCAACTGGGTCGTGACCCAGAATACCCTCCGCCTGTATGGACGCTGCCGGGAAGAGACCGACGGACGCGGGCAAGAGATAGAGACGGCAGGCGGCGTCTTTCGTCGCTTTACGTCGCTCATTCAGTTGCCGCGCGGCACGCAGCGGGTGGCCGATGGCACGCACGTGGTTATAACCAATGATCCCGCCGGCTCCGAGGTGCGTATCCGGGGTGAGGTCTTGAAGTTTGACGCAGGCCAATTGCACGCGCGGCTATGGATCTGAAGACATCGTTTGACACGGACGCCATCCTGTATGGCATACTCTCTCGCTCACCCTTGAAAGCGGCGCTGAGCGGTGGCATCTACGTAGGCGACGACCGCCCGGCCGACTCGATGGCCGAAGACGTGGTGATCAACACCATCACGCTGACGCAGGAGTATCACCCGCAGCAAGGCGTATCGAACGTGAACGTCTACGTCTCCGATAAGGCCGTACGCATCGGGGCCAAAGAGCAGTTCGTGGCCGACCGGGTGCGCCTGAAGATGCTCACCGATATAGCCGTCCAAGCGCTGCGCGAGGCGCACGTCACGGGGCTGGCCATCATCGTAGAGGCGCAGACCGTGCTGCCGGCCGATGGAGTCAGGCAGCATTTCACAAACATCCGAGTCAGCTGGAACATCCAAGGCTGACGCCCCATCAAAAAGAAGAAACTATCAATCAACGCAAAAACGAAAAGCTATGGGTTTAATCACTGTCGGACTGGCCGAGATCAAAGTGGGAGCGGCTGCTTCCAATGGCGTAATGCCTACGACGATGGCCAAAATCGGCAAGGTCTACAAAGACTCTTGTAAGATCAGCCAAGAGGCCTCGGAGGTGACGGAGCACTTCGAGGAAGGGCACGCAGCTCCGGTATACAGCAAGCGCACGAAGAAGATCCCGAAGAGCACCTTCCAACTGTGCGACGTCGATCCGGATATGCTGGCCAAATACGTCGGCGGTACGGTGAACTCCGGCACGTGGGAGTTTAACGGCAACGAGCTAACGGCAAACGTGGCGCTCGAGATCATCCCTGAGCAGGGAATGATCTTCCAAATCCCGAATGCTTCCATCGAGGCGGTGATCAATTCGGATATGTCTTCGAAGGGCATCTTCCTTGTTGACTTTACCGTCACACCACTGGCCGTCGATGCTGGCGGAGCGATCCGGGCCAAGAAGAAGGACTAAGAAAGAAGAGACAGAGAAAAACAAAGCGACTGCTTTTTTTCGTGTCATGTTTAGTGTGAAAGCCCTCGGTGAGCGCGTCGATGTAGGCGCCTCCACTGGGGGCTTTTTGTTTACCCGCTATGAAATAGAAACGCATTATGGATGAAAAGATCGTAGAGAAACTGGAACAGGAGCGCTCGGAATTGAACGCGCTCATCAACCGCGGCTGGGAGTTTGAAGTGGAAGGATACCACACGGAGCTCATCCCCCGGCGTGGCCTTTGGGGCTGCCTATTGCCGCTCAGACGGCGTACGGTAAAGGCGCGGCAGAAATATCGCATCTCAGAGCCCACGCTGGGCACCCTCGACCGCCTCTCGGCCGAATGGATCGAGCTGGCTATCGATGAAGAGCGCCTGAAGGGTACAGAGGCCATCGAAGAGGCACGCACGATGGCGGCCCGGCATGCACGGCGTATGGCACGCATTGTGGCGCTGGCTGTACTCGGTTCAAACATCCTGAAGCCCACGCCTGGCAAGGGTGGCGCGGTGCACTATGAGGAAGATCGGCGCGCGCTGGACGATCTGACCAACCTCTTTTTCCACACCATCAAACCCTCCGAACTCTTCCGGCTGACCATGACGATCAACGCTATGTGCAACTTGGGGGATTTTATTCACTCTATTCGATTGATGTCCGCCGCCCGGACGACCGTGCCGACTCGGATAGAGGCAGACAGCGCGGACTGAAAAGCCCGCACGGCCGACGGGGCGCCATCTGTGCCCATTTCGGCTGGACATGGCACTACCTACACGAGGGCATCGCGTGGCCTATGGTGCAGCGCATGATGATCGATCAGCCCGACTACGATTACAGCGACAGCCGCCCGGGCGATCCGGATGGAGACATCACCCTCACGGGCGACAACGTGGACGAGGTGATCCGCCGAATCAATGCAATGGGGTAATACTCCCCCCCCTCAAACCAACGAACAAACCAAAGAAAGCTCAATGGCAGAAACTACAGACGGAGCGATGCACTTCGAGGCGTCGCTGGACAACAGGAAGCTCCTCGGAGCAATCGATGAAACCATTCGGCGCATCAATGGCCTCTCGGACGCCACCGTCAAAGGCGGTGCGGCGATGGATGCCAGCTTCTCACAGATGGCGGCGGAGATCAAGCAGCGGTTTAATAAGGTCGATAACACGATCGATCAGCACCTGCATCACATCGAGGAGCTCAAAAAGGAATACGAGGCCATCGGACGCACCAACGTCTTTGCCTCCAAGAGCCTCGAGCGGGGCGGCCGGCTCACGGAGCGTCAGGTGGCCATCCGGGAGGAAGTCAAAGCCCATCAGGCGCTTGTCGAAGAGCTGGGAAAAGAGGCCCAAAAGCTCGCCGAGTCGGAGGCCAAGCTGAAGCAACACCAAGAGCAGGTGGAGCGAAACGCCACCGCGCATAATTCGCTGCGCTCACGCATCCGTGAGCTGAAGGAAGAAATGGGCGGCCTTATCGATCGCGGCATCAATGAGCAGTCGGCGGCATACCGCGCGCTGGCCGACGAGCTGGGGCGCTTGCAGGATATTCAGGGCGACGTAGCGCAGCAAGGCCGCATCCTCTCCAATGATGAAGCAGGCTTTCAGGGCATCATCGCAGGCGTCTCCGGGTTGGGCGGTGCGCTGTCAGCCGCCACGGGTGCGATGTCTCTCTTTGCGGGTGAGAACGACCAGCTGCAACGGGTCATGGCCAAGGTGCAGGCGGCTATGGCCATTGCCATCGGTACGCAGCAAGTGGCACAGACGCTGAACAAAGACAGCGCCTTCCAGCTCGTCACGCTAAACAAGCTCAAGAAGTGGTGGGCGGAGATCACCGAAAAGGCGACCGCCGTAAGGAGGGCGGAGGCTGTGGCAACGGCTGCAAACACGGCCGCCCATGAGGCTGAGGCTGCCGCTACGACAGAGAATGTGGCGGCAAAAGCGGCCGATTCGGCGGCTAACACCACGCAGGCGGCCACAGCAGGAGCGAGTGCGGCTGCCAACTGGACGCTGGCTGCCTCTTTCCGAGCCGTGGGTGCCGCTATCGCCTCTCTCCCCGGCGTGGGGTGGGTTATTACTGGGGTTACGGCGCTCGTGGCCGTCTTTGCCCATCTCATCGAGAAATCCAAAGAGGCGCGCCGGGCGCAGGAGGAGATGGCCAAAGCCGTAGCCGACGGCGCCGCCAAATCTGTCTCGTCCGTCAACGGACTGCGCCAGTCTTACCTCGCCCTCGGTAATGACATGGAGGCCAAAAAGCGCTTTATCGAGGATAATAGAGACGCCTTCCGAGAGTTAGGCGTATCCGTTACCTCGGTGCGTGATGCGGAGAATCTGCTTATCAATAACACGCAGCTTTTCGTGGCCTCCGAGATGGCAAAAGCGAAGGCTTCGGCCTATCGTGCCAAGGTGGAAGAGGACACCAAGAAGTTTATCGAGAATCAGGAGAAGATCAACTCCCTGCCGGACAAAGAGCGCGTACTGATGGGCGGCGGTATGGGTGGAGGCATGTTCGTCACACGGGTAAACAAGGAGAAGCAGGATCTGATCAAGGAGAATCAAGAGCTGACTAAGAACATCGAGGGCTACACGAATAAGGCCGTCGGGCAGATGGCTATCTCCTCCACCCTGTTGATCGCCGCCGGCATCCGTGGCGTCAACCAGTTCAAGGCCGGCACCGTGGGCGCCATCGAGAAGTCTATATCCGTCATTCAGGACAGGCTGAAAGACATGGTGCCCGGCTCGAAGGAATGGACGGCGGCGCAGAAGGAGCTCACCCGCCTGCAAGGGCTGATCTCCCCATCCGGTAGGGGTGGAGGCGGCGGCAAAGGCCGTGGCAATGGGGATAAAGACAAAGAGAATGCTGAGCGGGAGGCGCTGGAGGCGTTCAAGACGGACATCACCCGCGAGCTCGACCGTGCGCGCACCATCCTCGACGTCTTGAAGACGATCGAAAACCGCCGCCAGGAGCTGAAAGACGATAAGTCAGACCTCGGCAAGGAAAAGCTGAAGTTCCTCGACGATAAACAGTACGACGCCACAAAGGAGGCACGCCGGCAGGAAGAGGCACTGCTGCAATCCTACATCTCCTACTATGATCGAAAGATCGCCCTCGACCTGAAGTACAGCGACGACATCGCCCTGCTCGATCGCCGCCGTCTAGCCGCCACCACCGAGGCAGAGCGTGAACAGATCGAGCGCGCCAAACAGATCCGCACAGAGAAATACGAAAAGGACAAGAAGACGGGCGGCGACGATGAGTATGCCCGTATGCTGAAGGATTACGGCTCTTTCGAGCAACGCAAACAGGCCATCATCGATGAGTATGACGAGCGTCGCAGACGCGCGCTGGAGCATGGCAATGAAGAGCTGGCGGCCTCGCTCGATAAGCTGGCCGCCAAAGCCCTCTCCGATCTGGCGAGCAAGGAGCTGACCGGCTCGGACATGTGGGCGCAGCTGTTCGGCAACCTCGACGAGATGGCCACGTCGCAAATCGAGGTGCTGATCCAGCAGATCGAGAGCCGATTCAAGGAGCTGTCCGGCATCTTCGACCCCGTCGACCTGGCTAAGATCCGCGAAAAGCTCAACGAGGCGCGCGATGTGCTGACAAAGGACAACCCCTTCAAGCAGATGGGCGAGGCGCTCCGGGAGATCTTCAATTCTGCGGGCGACGATTCGGCGGAATCGGCCGAAAAGATCAAACGCAACTGGAAGAAGCTGGGCAAGGCTACCGAAAAGAGTTTCCAGTTTGTAAAGGACGCTGTCGACTCTGCCGCCTTCCTCAAGGACGCCCTCGGAGAGGTCGGCGAGACGGCCATGACGATGCTGCAATCCGTTGCTGGTGTAGCCGTAGCTGTGGCTGCCGCTGTTAACGCAGCGGAAAGTGCGAGTGTTGTACTCAATATCATAAAAATAGCACTCGCTGTTGTTCAAGCTGTTGCCAGCGTCATCGGCTCGATCATCAGTAGCAAGAATAAGAAGATCGAGCAGGAGATCAAGAGACACAACGAGGCCGTGGACAAGCTAAAGAACGCCTACAACGGCCTGCAACACGCCATCTCGAAGGCGCTCGGCACGGATACTTACACCAAGCAGAAGGAGGCCATCGAAAACCTGAAGCAGCAGCAACAGCACCTCAAAAAGATGTGGGAGCTGGAGGAGTCGAAGAGCCGCAAGAAGCGCGACAGCAAGAAGATCGAGGAGTATAAAGAGCAATACAAGCAGGCCGAGCGAGAGATTCAGGACACACTCGACAACATGAAGGAAGACCTGCTTCAGACCGACGCAAAGAGCTTTGCTGATGAGCTGGGCGACGCCCTCGTGGAGGCCTTTGGGAAGGGAGAAAGCTCGGCTAAGGCTTTCGAGAAGACGGTGGACACCATGATGCAAAACATGGTCAAGAATATGCTCAAGAAGCGCTACCTCGAGAAGCAAGTCAGCGGTGTGCTGGATGGGCTGGCGAGCTTCATGGACAAAGGAGGCACGCCGACAGATGAGATGATCGAAGCGACCAAAGCGCAGCTGGAGGGTATCGCTGAGAACTATTCGGAAAAGCTGAAAACGTTCGATAAGCTCTTCAAGGTAGCCCCCGATGACAACAAAACCCTCACGGGTGCCGTGAAGGGCGTCACGGAGCAGACGGCGTCGCTGATAGGCGGGCAACTCAACGCCATGCGTATGGTGCAGAAGGAGACGGCCGCGCAAATGACAACGGTACTCTTCCACCTCTCCGGCATCGATCGCCACACGGCAGAGACGGCCGAAAACACGCGCTACCTGAGGGCTATCCACGACCGCCTGATACGGCAATCCACCTCCGATCCCCTCCGGGCGCAGGGTCGGGCGTAGATGGGCCGAAAAGAGGGAAGCCGGACGTACAGCGCGGGATGACAACACCTGCCTGACGCCCGGCTTCCTTGCCTTTAGACCGTCGGAGGATCAGCCAGCAGGCGCCTAAGGAAGCGCAGCCCCGCCTTTGTCCACGCCATGGTCTGGAACGGCGTGTCGCGCTCTCGGCCGATCATCACGGTGACGGTCTCCGTGTATCCGCGGCCATCGTAGGGTGGGAGCATGGCCCAGTCGGTATAGCGACGGGTGATCACGCGTAGCTCACGCAGGCGGCTGGTCAGGGCGCACGAATCAGCGAACCCCAACCGCCGGGCAGCCATGCCGTTCGTGTAGAGTCCGGCGGCCTCCAGCTCGGACTCCTTTCGGGCACGGGCACGGGCGGCCTCACATTCGCGTTTCTCACGGCGGCGTCGCTCGTTCGACAGCTCGAGGTTGCGCAGGGCGATGCGCCGCCGTTCGGCCTCTCGCGCCTGCCATTCGGGGGTGCGCTTTTCCGCCTCTCGTTCGGCTTGGCGGCGGGTGCGCTCGGCTTCCCGATCGGCTTTTTCGCGGGCCAGACGGGCGGCGCGTGTCTCAGCGCGTGACTGTGCCAGGACGCGTCTGTAGGCCTTCTCCCGCGAGGCCGTCTTGGCGCGTGCCTTGGCCTTGCGTTCCTTCATGTCGGCCGGCGAGAGCGTCTCGGGGCGCCATTCCGGGTGATCGGCGTAAAGGCGCACCCAGAGCCGACTCCGGGTGCAGGTGGAGAGGAAGCGCATGTCGGCATCGGTGAGCACGCTGACCGTCATCGGCCGGCCGTTGCGCCGGCCTTTCGTTTGGCGTTGCTCGAGGGGCTGCCCGCCGGCGGCTATTCGGCGCGCTTCGAAGCGGGTAATGATGTGCTCGACCTCGGTATGGGTGAGGCCGGTCTGTTGGGCTATTTCGTAGGAGGTGATGGTCATTAGGAGTGATTGAGGTGTTGGGGCCTGAAGGCCCTGTTGATTTGTTGGGAGCTGCGCCCCGTTGAGGTGTTTAGGCCTCCGGCCTGTTGAGTTGTTTATCTGTTGTTCGTTGATTTGACAAGCAGTTCAACATCTTAACAACTAAACGTCTAAACGCCTCAACAAGGGCTTTAGCCCTCAACTCTATATCCGTATGGGCAGCCCGGCGTGCACCCAAGCCAGGAGGGCGGCGTCGCGCATGTCCTGCGAGGTGCGCCGGGTGTAGCCCGTGAACTGGGCTAGCTCGGCGGCGGTGATCTTGCCGTCCGGGCCCCGCCAGCACTTCTGCAAGGGCCGCTGCTCGACGGTCTCGATGCCCATATGGCGCGCCATCTCGACGATCTTTCGGCCCACCTCGTGGTTGCGTCCGGCCGCGCGTCCGATGGCGGCGGCCTTGCGGCGACTGTCTCCGGCCTGTACGTGCCAGTTGGAGCGGTTGAGCCATCCGGCCTCCACGATGACGATGAGAGGCTCTCCGAGGGCGTCCGTGGCCTGCTTTGTGGCGTGCAGGTCGTCGATCAGTTCGGGGAACGTCTTTGCCTCGCAATGCAGCTCGCGGCTGGGGAGGTGGAGGAAGGCCACGCCCGACCGATCCACGTCGGGGTCGATGGCGATGATATGGCGAATCATTGATTGTTGAGGGGCTGCGCCCGGCTGAATCGTTGACGTGTTCAGGGCGTTTGCGGGCGCCTGACGGGGGATTGCTGGGTGGGTGTTATTCATATCGCTGCGCATCCTCCCGGGCTGCCATGTTGGCTGTGAGTTCGTCGTACAGGTCTTCTGCCTTTGGGGCGATCCAATCCGCTTCCCGCTCGCAGGGGTCGAATACAGAATCAAAGAAGTTGTCGATGAGCTCCTTGTCATCGTGAAAGACCTCTATGAGTGCGTGCTGCATCCTAAGGAATACGTTCACAGTGTTGTAACTCAAATCGCCATCGGGAAAGACTAAGAACTCGTCGAGCATTTGCCCGAATCGATAATCCCTCTTAGCCTGCGCTATCATCTCATTGATCAGTGCAACGAAGGTCTCTTTCTGTATCATGGCTACAGGGTTTAGAAGGGTAGATCGTCTTCGCCTCCGATGGGGGTGCCTGCGGGCACCTGCGAAGTTTGACCCGCTACGTGCTGGGTGGCGGTGGGCTGTGTGGCTTGCGTGGATCCCTGTGCGGCCGGTTGGGCGGGGTTGCTGCCGCAGAGGTAGACTTCGCGGGCGTTGACGTTGATGTCTACGCGCGTCTGGCCGGTGCGGTCGGTGTAGAGGTTGTTGCGCATCGTACCGCGGACGAAGACCTTCGCGCCTCGCTTGAGGTAGGGCAACACGGCGCCGCCCTCGCCGTACCAATAGATGGACAGCCACGTGGTGCGTTGCGTGGGGGGCTCACCGGGTTTCTGTGCGCGCACGTTTTCGGTGTGCGCCACGCTGAAGCAGACGTACTTCTTGCCTGAAAATTCTTTCACTTCGGCATCCCGTCCGAGGTTGCCAATGACTTCGATTTGTAGCATAGTTGGGGTTGAATGATGTTGGGGCCTAACGGCCGGTTTATTTGTTTATCTGTTTATGCGTTGAGGTGTGAAACGAGGGTCGCCGCGTACCTAAATCCTGTTTTTGATGCGAAATGACCCTCGCCGCAGGCTTAAAATCGATTTTTAGCCCAAAATGAGGGTCGCCGCGGGCTTAAATCCTGTTTTTGGCCCAATCCGAGGGTCGTTTTGGACTCAAAATCGGTTTTTGGTGCAAAACGAGGCAAGTTTTGGGCTTCAAAACTCATTTTGACGCAATCCTTGGCGGGTTTTGGGCTCCAAATCGATTTTTGGTGCAATCCTCGGCGGGTTTCGGACTCCAAACACGTTTTTGATACAATTCCCGGCGGGTTTCAGGCTTCAAAACGGTTTTTGGTGCGAAACCCGGCTTCTCGGAGGCGCCTTCACCGCTTGTAGGCGGCTATGTTTATGCGGTGAATAACCTGCTCGGAATAGGTCAGGCTGCCTTCGTATCCGCGGGCGTATAGCTCTCGCATCAGCTGGCGGGGCGTGAAGGCCTTCAGATCCGGATTGAGGGGCACGTCAGGGCGCTGCATGACGACGCCGAGGCGTTCGGCCGAGGCTTCGTCCAGCGCGTCCTCGAAGGTTTGGCGGGCTTCTCTCAGCCGACGTTTGCTGTCTCGGAGGCGGTGCTCCTTGGCGATGCGAAGGCGATAATAAGCCTTGCTGGAGGCCTTGGAGCAGGCTTTGCAGATGTTCTGCAGGTTGTCCGCGTTGTTGGTGTTTCGGTAAAACTCGCTCACGGGTTTCACGGCGCCGCAATGCGAGCAGCGCTTCGTGATCTCTTTGGTGTTTGTATCCATTGTGGTCGTCGTTGTTTGATTCATTCGTGTGTGCGTTTACAGGCCCGTATGTCCAAAGCCGCCGCCCCTACACAGGTACCCGGCAAACTTCCCTGCCTCGGCAGAGGCCCATTCGACGCGTGCGTAAGACGTTACGACGAGCTGCGCGATGCGGTCGCCATCGTAGACCGTGAACGGCGTGTCGGAGAGGTTGGCGAGGATGACACAGATCTCTCCGCGGTAATCGGCGTCGATCGTGCCGGGCGTGTTCAGGACGGTGATGCCGTGCTTGATGGCCAGCCCGCTGCGTGGGCGTACTTGCGCCTCATAGCCGGCTGGTAGCTCGATGCGGAGTCCGGTGGGGATCAGTACCCGCTGCATGGGTGCGAGCGTTACAGGAGCCTCTAAAGAGGTGTGCAGATCCATCCCTGCGGAGAATGGCGTGGCGTACTTCGGCAATGGGTGGCGCGAGGTGTTGACGATATTCACTTTCATCTTGTGATTGTTTGTGGGGTTTGTATCTGGAGAGTCGGTGAGGGGGATCAGCTGGCGATCCTCCGAGAAGGTGTAGATGGGCATGCCGCGTTTTAAGGCCGCACGCCGCTCGATCTGTGCGCCGCGTGACCGCTCCCACCCGCGAAGCATGCAAATGCCGTCACAGCACCTGAGAGTGGCTAGATCGGCGCGCATATGCTCCGCCCACGTGGCGTCTCGAGGCAATCCGTTGTAGATCGGATTCACAGGATGGTGTCCAAGTTCGGAGAGTCGGCGGGCGGCCACGGCAAAGCGTTTGACGGCGATAGGGTAAGGCAGGCCGGTGATCCGGCCGCTGATGTAGATGATCATTTCGGGGTTGTGGGTTATGCGGTTTGGGCTTCAGCTTGCCGGCGGATGGCGTCGGCTGCTTCGGCCACTTTCATTTGGCAGTATTCGGCGTAAGTGATGGCGCGGGCGTTGGAGGCCTCACGGGCGGCGTCTTGCTGTCGGGCTGCCTCTTCACGCTGATAGCGATCCAGCTCCGAGCGGCGGTCGCTGAGGAAGGCTTGCAGGCCGGACAGCACCCGCTGAGGGTCGACCACGCCGAAGAACTCGCCGTAATGCCCCGCCTTGAAGCGATGGAAGAACAGCAGCAGCTCGGACGTCTTCAGGTAGGGCACCTCGGCCAGCATCATGCGGGCCAGCTCCTGCATCTGCGGCAAGGTCATCTTGCGGCTGACCCCGCAGAAGTCGTTCATGTTTTCGACCTGCGCCATCAGCCACAATTCGGCCACCTCCTCCGTGTAGGCCGCTCGGACGACGGCCAGTGTGGGAGCCGTGCCCATATAGGCGCGCTCGGGGTGACGCACGGCCAGCGGCTGCGTGTCGGGACTGAGCTGCTTCAGGAAAGCCTGCGAATCGCCGTACCGCTTACGGGTTTCCGAAACGCGCTGCGTTAAGGGCATCGGCTTTGGCGCAGGCGTTGGCAGCCATTTCTGCGAGCTGTCGCTTTCGCTCTGCGTTTTCAGCGCGCTCTCTATCCATTCGGGTTTGATACGTTCCATTGAAGTTTGGTGTTTGTGGGTTGAAGAGTGGGGTGGTTGAGGCGTTGACGTTTCGTTTCTGCCAGGTCACGAGGGCAGCCCGCCAGCTTTTCATGGGGTTCTTGCCCACCTTCCAGCCGTTCGACTCGTAGTGATTCATAAAGAGCTCCGCGTCCACATTGTAGCCGCGCTCGGCAATACAGGCTTGTACCTCTTCCAGCGTGGGGCGCTTCATTGGTGTGCGAGGATTTGCAGGCTTGTCCACCTCGCTCGGTGCAACCTCTTCGGCCTCGACCTCTTCCACGGCTTCGGCTTGCAAGGTTTCGGGCTGAGCTTGCAAGGTTTTGGAAGAAGCATGCAAGGTTTCCGTCGACATCCCATTGTGATCCGCCCTGCCGGGGGCGTCCGTTTCGGGGCTTTCGATGTTTACAGGCATGTCATCCTGCGAGTCGCTAGGCTCATCGCCTTCGTTTTCGCGCGCACGCGCCATAAAACACACGGTTTCTGCTTTTGCTTTCTCTTTTTCTTTATAGGGGGTTATAGGGGGAAAGATTTCTTTTTCTCTTTCCTTTTCCTCTTTAGTTTTTGCGTCGGGGGCGGTTTGGATAACATCGTTATCAAAATCGATAACATCGTTATGCTTTTCGGATAACATCGTTATCGGCTCAGACTTGTTCCAGCGGGCTTTCATACCCTTCCTTCCGGCCTCCGCATACCGCTCATAGGATTCGTCTACCTCGTTTGCGTACTTAATGAGTCGCTCGGAGTAGAACTTCTTACCGCCGTCGGTGGGAGTGAAGAGTCCGAAGTCTTCGACGATAGACTTAATCCGGCGCGCACTCACACGCAGGTCGAAGGCCAGCGCCTTATAGTCTTTCTCGAGCACGCAGCCCGGGGCAGCTTGCAGCATCTCTATGAGCATGAAGTAGACGCCGTACCCTTCTGCGCCGTATCGGATGCGCAGGGCGATGAGCTTTTCATCGTTGCGGGCGTCGCAGTCGTGATTGAAGTAAGTTTTCTTGCACATGGCTATGGGGTATATATAATTGTACGCGTGTGCGCGTTCCTTATTTATTTGTGTTAGGTGGGCATCATGCCCGAGAGTCGCATTTCCTCTTTGGCCTTACTGATGAGCGTGCGGCACCAGTCGAGGCGGTGCACGCCGCAACGGTTCACACGCTCGGCAAAGTCCACCAAATAGCGCTCCTCGGCGCAGAGGCTGTCCACGATGGCGTTTATTGCTTTCGCGGTCGCTCCGCCTTGCTTGGCCGCCTTGGCGAGGGCGTCGAACGTATCCTCTTTCATGCGCGTGTTCAGGTGATGCTTAGCGTCTGCGAGGAGCTTCCCGGATCTCGAGATATATGGAGCGAGCGTCTGTCCGTACTCGATCACCTTGGAGACCTCCTCGGAGATGGTTTCTTCTTCGCACGCCTGTATCACCTCCAGCTCTCGAAGGATTTGCTCTTTTGGCGTTATATGTAATTCCATTGTGAGTGTATATGCCGGGGGCTTTACTCACCCCCGGCTGGTTGTTATTCAGATTCAGGGACTGTTTCCATTTTGGAAAGTGTCGGTGGTGTATAGGACAGTGCCTGCACAGCCTCTCGAAAAGCAAGGCGTAACAAGGCGGCCGGATTGCTTGTGCTCTTTGACAGATTCAACTCGTCTATTGCTTTAAGAAAGCCTTTCTTGTCAAGTCTCCGTTCTTTGCTTGCATAGGAGAGCAGGGCGTAGAACGCATCCGCGGCCTGTCTAGCATGCCTCTGCAACGAGCATGGGATTGTCCCATCTATTACGGATTCGCAGAAGGACATTAAATACGGGATATAGACTCCAGCTCTTTGGAGCTCGCTGCGGGAATACTTAAAACTCCAATGTGATGGAATGAAGGGCTGCCTATCTTCAATATACCCAGCTATATAGGTGGCAGCCAGCCATCCAAACATGATCCTTTCCATACGAACCATGTGTTTCTCGCTCGCGGTGAGTCTCATATAGCTGCCTCCCTTCCAAGTGTCACCCGCGGAAGGGTGATTAGCGCGTGCTCTGCCTCGCGGAAGGCAAGACGTAATAGGCAACCGGGATCGCTCGTGTGCTTTGATAGGTTCCATTTCTCTACCTCTCTGAGAAGTCCGTTCCTATCCAGCTCTCCCTCTTTGTCGACATAAGCAAGTAGGGCGTAGAACGCAAAAGCTGCGTGGCGCGCATAACTCTGCAATACAGGCGATGTTATTCCGACTCTTATGGATTCACAAAAGGCATCTGCCTGTCTTATATCTACGCCTTCTTCTTTCAGCGTTCTCATAGAATAAGCAAAATCCCAGGATTCGGATAGATCTGGGCGATTTATGCTTTCGATATATCCGGCTACATACGCAGTCATTATCCATGCAAGGCGTATCCGCTCTTCTCGCGTGTGACTCTTGATGTACTCCGCGCGTGCGCGGTCGTATGCGGCGCGGCTCATACGGCGGCCTCCTTTCTCAATCTTCTTTCAGACTGCTTCGCTTTGATCGATCCGTATATGCGCTCCACGTCGGAGAGCACACGGCGGATCATTAAAGCAAAGTTCCGTGGGGCGAATCGGAATGATGCGAGCAAGCGGTAATTCGACAAAAAAGTCTTCTTGCTTATCCGATGAGTGTCGTAAGCAAAGAGGCTGTCAAGTAAGTAGAGCGTAAGTTGCCCGTAAGGCTTTATCAGGAAGGAAGAATCGTTGTGCTCTACGTCTTTACAGAAGGCGGTGACGGTCTTCATGTCAAAGCCAGCCATCTGTAGAGGGTGCTCACACGCTTTCATCTCGGCGGTGAGATCGATGCAGCGGTTCGCCAACTCTTCCTTGTTGTACAGGAAATCGGAGGGGCTGGTGCTTGCGCCAAAGAGGGTATTGAGCATGCCAGAAAAAGACTCAGCCTCTTTGTAGTCATTCGTCGAATCCATCAGCGAAGCCTTTAGCTGTCGCATCTCATAGCGGTGCCAGTAACTGAGCAAAAGACAAAGGCGTATGATGCGTTTAGATCGCTGCAAGTGTCGCATGCCCTTCTTTTCATAGGCCGCGGAGATCCCTTCGAGGATCTCTGCGGTCGTGCGTTTCACCTGAGCGCTCATACCACCTCCGCTAATTCAGGGTTCGACTGGGTGACATTGAACAGGCGGGCGAGGAAGTCCAGCCCGCGCTGGGTGACAAGCACCTTAATCACGGCAAAGCCATCGTGGTTATCGCGGTCGATCCATTTCTCACGGAGTTCAAAGTAGCCGCGTTCGATGTACGTCTGCTTCGGCTCGTTGCGACCGGTGAAGAAGATTCCGCGCTCTCGCAGCTGGGCGAAGAGCTTATTCCGACCAAAGGGGAGCTGTAGGATCTTAGCGGCTTGTCCGATGTCGATCTTTTGATCAGAGTCGAGCACGCGATCCATCAGCGCCGCTTTCGGAGCGAGGCGGGCGATCTGTTTCTCTTGCTTCTCGATGGTCTCTTGCTGGCTGGCAGCAAGCAGCAACGCTTCGCGAAAAGATTGCGGTACGGCAAAGCCGCCGTTTTGCTTTTCTATCTCGAGCTGTTCCCAGCGGAGCACCAATCGCGCCCGCGCCTCGTCGCTAAACTTCGTTGCGATATATAGACACTCCGTCTTGCTTAATACATAGCAAGGCTGTTTCCTGTTCCATCGGTCGGTATAGGAGGTCAGTGAAAAATTCCGCCGACCTAATTTCAGCCATGCCGGTTCCATTGTGCGAATGGCTTCCAGCACGTCTTTGTGCATTTTTCCTGTCGCCTCGGCTATTTGTAGCGAGGTCATCGTTTGGGCGGAGGCGCCCAGCTGTATCTGCTTATTTCTTTCCATGATTGTAGGGGATTGAATGGGGAGGGCTTACGCCGCCGCCCCCTCCTTGCTCTTTTCCGTTACCACCTCCACAATGGGTGTCTTGGAGAGCGAAAGCAGCTCCCAGTCGGAGTCCATGCCGTGCTTCTCGAGTATCTCGAGGGCGGATCTTAGAAAATCGGCCTCGATAAGGCAGCGAATCGTCTGCCGGCGCTCGGAGCCGGTCACCTCGTCGAGGGTGATGAGGGCGACCTTCGCTAAGTAGTAAGTGTCCGCTTCGGTGTCGAGGAAGATCTCCTGCAGGTGCATGCGGGTGACGCCGTCCAGCGCGTAGGTCTCGCCCTCGAGGTGGGCGGCCAGCCGGGCGGCGGCCTCGGTGACAGAGTCGGCTTGCATGACGTACGGTTCTTTGACGTCTTCGCGCACCTGGCCGTCGGCGTCGGTCGTGTTGTGGATTATATTGCATTTATACCATGCCATGATTCTGTTCCTCCTTATGCTTGGCGTTCCTTGTTTATGCGTGCCTGTTTGGCTTCCAGCTTTCGGAAGTCTACGGTCTTCACTTTGGCCACGATACGGTGGCCGGTGCGGTCGAGTAAGCCCATCGGCGTTTTGAGCACCAAACCCTCAGCGGGGAGCGTCGGGTCGGCAGCGATCTGAGAGGTAAAGCCGCGGCGGACGTATTCGATGGCCTCTGGGATCGTCATGTAGCCCACGAGGGGGACGACCTTTATACTCAGTGCGTCGGCGATACCTTCCACTTTATCGCGCAGCAACCACCAATCGCCCACGCGGACGTCGAAGAGGATAAAGTCGGCGCCTCCATTTGTGTAGCGTCCGCCGCTTTGGATCTTCTCCCCGTACCCTTCGCCGTAAAGCACGATGGTGTCTTTCAAGGGGCGCACGGCGGGGTTGAATTGCTCCGTCATCTTGTCGACGGGGAAGAGCTCTTCGAGGCGCTTAAGCAAGTGTCCGGGGATCTGCGCGGCGTCTGTGCGCCCTCGAAACGTTACGCCTACGGGCGCGCCTTCTGTGGCGGGCGGGGTGATGATGACGCGGATGTTGGTGCCGTCCACTTTCTCGGTGGCCTCCCATTTCGTATTGGCTAAATACTCAAACATGGGGTCTGCCCACTCCTCGGGCATGATCACGTTGTTGCTGTCACGCTTGAATAGCGTATTGATCTTCTGATACTCGGTCTTTGTTTCCATAATGATGTGATGTATTTGTGTTTATAGTTCGATCGTTTGCCCGCGGTCGGCGATGATGACTTCGCGGCCGGTGGCGCGGGCGATTGTTTGCTTGAATTGGGCCGCGTCGGAGTTGCGGTCGGAAAGGTGGATAAGGATGATGCGGCGCGTCGGGGTAAGGTCGTTAGCCAGGAGCGTCTCTCGACAGGTGTCGAGGCTCATGTGGCTCTCGATGACGCGGTCGCGCTGTGCTTTGCTGATGACGCCGGCGGAGAGGTTGCTCTCGAGAATTTCCTCACTGTAGTTGCATTCGATGAGCCACGTGTTGATGTGATCGAATAAGAAGGGGATGAAACGCGTGTCGGTGGCAAAGAGCAGGGAACCCATGTCGGGGTGCTTGATGTAGAAGCCCAGCGGCTCGGCGGCATCATGGCGCACGACAAAGGGTAGCACGTTGAAGCCGCCCAGCTTGAATCTTTCGCCGTATCCTATGGTGTGCCTAAAAAGTGAGCCCTGCACCTCGTCGGGCAGGTGCCAAAATGTGCCCTCGGAGGCGTAGAGCGGCAGGGCGGACTTGATGTACTTCAGGGCGTGCCGGGCATGGTCGCTGTGCTCATGGGTGAGCAAGACGCCGACCACACGACGGAGGTCAAAGTCGACGGCGCGCTGGAGGTCGGCGAGCGGGCAGCCACATTCGAGCACGAGTGCCTCGCGGCCGTTATCCAATACGTAGCCGTTGGCGGCGGAACTGCTTCCTAATATGGTGAGGCGCATGGTTGTTGAGATGTTGAGGCGGCAAGGCCGCCTGTTGAACTGTTTATGTATTGAGGCGTGCGTCGCATGTCTCCGAATCAAAAGGGCACCGCCGCGGCGGGGGCGTCTGCGGGCGCCGGCGAAGCTGGGCCTGTGGCGGGTGGTACGTTATCGATGCTGAGCGGGGTGCGGTTGGCTTCGGCGGCCTTTTCGCGCTCTAAGCGCTGGGTGACGTCTTCGTAGGTGGCATCTTCGGGCACGCCGCGCTCTTCGGCCGTGTACATGGCGCCGAGCTGCGTGGGGAAGGCTTCGCGCAGGGCTTGCACGACGGCCGTCTTGCGGATCATGGTGGCGCGCATGGCGTTCCAGGTGGACTGCTTGCGGTCGTACTCTGCGAGCGATACGCGCGCCGTGGAGGGGTACTTGCGATCCGTCCTGTAGACGCGCGCCCAGCCGCCGAGCAGCTGGTCGCTGGGGAGCTGGAAGGCGCCCTCTTCTTCGACGATCTCGCTGCCGCGTTTGAGGATCAGGCCGGCCTCCAGCCCGTTGAAGCTGGGGCAGCTTTCGGCGCGTTTCATGAGGGCCTCTTTCGAGACGATCATCTGGGCGGGCTTATCGCCGTACTTTACTAAGTAGGCCTCGTTGAGGAAGGGGTTGAGGCGGTTATACTTGCAGATGGCAATGAATTGCACGATGTCTGCCCGTGGGACGTTGCTGCCGCGGGTGAGGAAGTCGGTGACGATCTTCTCGCTCAGGGTGACTTCTTCGCCGTTCACGGTGTAGCGGGTGATGCCTTTCTCTTGAGGCGTGGCTGTGCCCTGCGGCTGCATGGCCGGGGCGGTGGGTGTGGTGGCTGTTGTTTCCATTTCTGTTGTGTGTGTTTTTTTGGGTGGGGGCGGTGGACATGTGGCCCAGCCGCCCCTCACCGTTGTTGATCATTCGGCCGCTTCCTTCGCTTCGGGTTGGAAAACGGCGGCGGCCTCTTTCAGTACGGCGGCCAGGAGGGAACTCTTTAGGCCGTCGGGCAACGGGGTACTGGTAGCGCTCAAATAGAGGCCCACGGATCCGTCTGGCCCGGCCTGTGCGCTGCCGAAATACTGCGTGCTGCCGTCTTTGGCGGTGCGCCGAAAGCTGGCCGTGAGTTCAACGGGCGCGCCTTCTGGATTGCGTTCTACACTGATCTCGACGGTCACATCGCCGCCGGCTGCGGGCACCTCGATTGTGCCCCGGGTGATTTGCTCTGTTACGTTCATTTTGTTTGGGGTTTATTGATTGAATGAATACCCCACAGCGGGGGTGTTGTTTGTTACGGTATGCGCCGGATAAACGTCCGCGCCTCGGAGAAACTGAGGCGGATCGTGCGCCCGTCGGCGTCTGCGAATTGGTAATGATTGACTTCGGGATACATGAAAGTCACGTATTCGGATTCTACCGGGCCGCCGGTGTAGATGTACTGCACCCCGCGGCGGAACTCTGCTGGATTCATCTTCTGCTTGTTTATGGGTTGTGTATATTATTCTACCCGCAGCGGCCGCACGCCGTCCACCACGCGGAGCAGGATGGCTTGGTGATCCATCTCCGGGAACTGGGTCACACGCTCGGCACCGTCCACGAACACGGGGGCCGATACGCCGGCATGCTGTTGCAAGACGCGGATGATCTCCAGCCCCGCCCAGACCTGCGCGGCCGTGTTGGGCACCGGGTAGGGTACGCCGTCGGCGCCCACGAGCGGCACACAGGTGTCCACCTCGCCGCCCTCGTTGGTGTACTCAAAGAGGCGGAATCGAACCGTGCGGAAGAGGCTGTTCACCCGCTGCTCCATGGCCTCGATGCGGGCGCGGGTGTAGCGGCGCATGGTGTCCTCGTCCCTGTCGGCGTCCGAGAGCTGCTGGGCCAGGGTGCGCGCCTCTTCGTCCAAGCGCCGGATCTCGGCGCGGAGGCTGTCGGCGGTGTCGCAATCAGAGAGCCCGCGGCGGATCGTGTCGCGTTCACGGTTGAGGGTCGCCAGTCGGGCGGTGATGGCCTCGCCACCATTCGGCTCGGACGCCTGCGAGGTCTGCGGGGCATCAGCCTCCAGCCGCTCCAGCTCTTCGGCCATAGCGCGGTACGCCTCATCCGCCATCGGATCCACCGCAGCCGACTCCACGCGGTCGGGCATCTCGGCGAGCTCCTCCCGGAGGATCTCAGCACTCGCTTCGGCGTCGAAGGCATCGGCGGCAGCTCTGTCCAGCCGCGCCTCGGCAGTCTTCATCTCCTCCTCCAGCCGGGTGATCTCCGCCTTCGTCCTGTGGCCGTCGGTCTGGATCTGGCTGAGGCGCTCGTTTTTCGACTCCTCGAAGCGCCGGCGATTGTCTCGCTGCATCTCTTCCGGCAGCGGCTGCAGGCAGTGCGGGCATACGCCGTCGCCCGTGTAGGGCCGGGCGCTCTCGGCGTACCACGTGGCGCGCAGCCGCTCGCAGGCCTCTTCCTTCTGGTTGATCCGTAGGGCCAGCTCGTCCATCTCCCCTTTGGCGTCTTTGAGTCTTCGCGTCGCCTCGGCGTCTGCTGCCTTGAGGTCTCGGAGACGCGCCTCGACTTGTCGGCGCCCCTCATTCTTCTTTTCAGCCTCCTCTGTGGCGGCGCGCCGCAGCTCGGCCGTGCGGCGGGCCATGCGGGTCTTGAGCGCCTCGACCTCCTCCACCCGGCGACGGGCCTCGGCGCCCCGCGCACGCTCCCGGGCGGCAAAGTCGGCCGCCTCCCGGTTCAAGTCGGCCAGCCGGGCATCCACGTCGGCCAGCTTACGCTCCCAGACATCGCGGGCGTCGGTGGTGGGGATCATGAGCCGCGTCTGATCCGACCGCGCGGGGATCTCCTCGAGCGCCTTCCGGAGCTTCCGCTTGCGGGCAGCCAGCTCCCGCTTGTAATCCTCGAGCGACTTGTCCGAGAGGCGTGCCAGCAGATCCGCGAGGCCGTCCACGCTGGCCTTTACAGCCTCCTCGTCCACGCCGCCGGCCAACTCAAAGAGTTTCTCGCGCTGCTTTTCCCACTTCAGGCGGGGGAAGCAACCGGCGTCGGTGAGCAAACGGAAGACATCCGCAGGCGCCAAATGCTCCGCCACCCAGGCGTCGAACTCGCTCATCTTTTTGGGCGCATCGTTGATCGTGTACTCCGTCTCGTTGCCTTTGAATACGGGCTCCGTGGCGCCGCGTGGCTTGCTCCACACCTCCCGGAGGGAGCGCCTGAGGGTGTTCTGTTGGCCGTCCACGTCGAGGCGGCATTCCACCGTGGCGTCCGTCTGTCGAAGCCTCTCGCCGGCCTCGATGCGTTTGATCTCGCAGTCCTTCCGCTCCTCCGCGTCCTTGCCGAAAAGCAGCCAGAGGAAGGCATCCATCAGGGTGGACTTGCCCGTGCCATTATCGCCGCAGACGATGTTCGTCCCGTCAGTGAAGCTGACCCGAACGTCCCGCGCTCCGCGGAAGTTCCGGAGGCGCAGCTCTTCAATCGTTATCCTTTTCATCGTGATTCGTGTTTAGTGTGTGTGATTCGTTAGTTTGCCGGTACGCCGATACTTACTTTGGTACGACCAAAAAGGCCTTCTTTGATCGTGTAGCCGCCTTTGTCCAAAGCCTTCTCACTGAAATACTCCCTGATGATTCGCAGGGATTTCTCGTAATCCGTGTGTGACTTGCAGAGATGAATCGTGTAAACTCCAGGCTCTCCATAAGGGGAGACCTCGGCCGGCCGGGTGTAAAAAGAGCGGATGTCTTGCCGGTGTTTGAAGGGGAGACAATTCAAGGGCTCTATCAGATCGAGCATAGCGCGCTCTTTGGTGATAATCTCTTTTCCGTACTTGTTCGTTGCCATTATTTCAGTTCTGTGTTTGTGTGTGTGATTAGTCTTTATGCCTCTGCCTTCGGGCGAGATCCCTCTTCTTTTGATATCTGCTTAATTGTCTCGTGGAGCACTTTTGCAACATTCAGTGCGAGATTCTGGTCTATTGATTCCAACCAGCAGACAAAGATTTCCTGTATAGCATAGCATCCTTCTTCGCCTGCAGCCAAAGACCGCCCCGAATTTTCTGTTAGAAGATCCGATCGACCATAAATCAGTTGTGCAACAGAAATCTTTTCCTGTTTTTCTTCTCCAGCGATCAGCAAAACGAACCTGTTTTCACGATCCTTCTCCGCCATGGATAGCAGCTCATCTGCTATTTCGTTTACTCTGGCTAAAAAATCTTTGTCAGGCGCCGTTTCGCCTGTGTTCACTTTCTCGGTTTCCATTTCTTTCTATTCGTGTTTAGTGTGTGATTACTGTTCGACTCTTCTCGTCCCATGCAGCCACTTCTCGATTTCCTTACAGGCCGATTTGTGTTTGTCGAGTTGCTCTTTAAGCAGTCGATTTTCCCGGATAATCATCCTTTTCTCTTCGTTTAGCGACTCAATTACATCACAGGCGCCACGCCATGCCTCGTAATAGTCCTTATCAGATGTTTTGTTGTTGGTGGTTTTTCTGTCGAGAGGCCTGACTTTGATCAAGCCCGGATCGAGCATAGGCTCTGCCTCGTTAAAGATTCTATCCACAGCGTCGTTCCAATCATCATCCGTGATGATTTTAGCTGCATCCTTGCCGCACCTCGCATGCTTACAAACCTTTCTACCAGATTGGCTTGAATCTGCGGCTATGACCAGAATGCTGCGATGCTCAGGATCCTGTTCCGTCAGCTTATACAGTTCGTTGACAGCTTTGTAAACTTTCCGCATAAACTTGCTGTAGCGACAAAGCTCCTCGCCGGTTATTTCCCGTCTACCCATTGTTATACTATTTGTGTGATTGTTGTTGTGTGTCGTGTTATGCCGCCGGAGCTGCCGTGGGGGGCTGATCGCCCGGGCGGTCGTTGTTGTCGTGCTTGCTGTCGTTCGATGGAGATTCCGGTTCGCCGTCGCCGTCGGAGAGCTCCGGCAGGTCGATCCGGCGTACCATGCGCGCGGCGTTCATGAAGTTCAGCGCCACGGCGATCCAAACCCATACGGGCGCCTCCTTCAGGATGCCTATCGCGGTGAGCGAAAGGGCGAAGTAGACGGCCACCCAGCGGCCGCGCGTGTCGAGGTGTGTCCAGCCGGTGGACTCCAGGAAGAGGTAGCGCGCCTGTTCGAGTATCGCCTTCATGACCGCACCCTCCTTCCTCGCCCCAGCGTCAGCAGGTCTGCATTGGGATCTACCGGCAGCGCCTCGTTGAACTGGAACTCCCGCTCCATGACGCGGTCCAGATCGCCCCGCCGGTAGGTGATGCCCCGCCCGTTGCGGCGCACGCCGTATCGAACCGAGCCAGCGTTTCGCATTCGTTTGAGCGTCTCTACGGATACACCGGTGTAGATCGCCGCTTCTCGCTCGCTGTACCACTCTTTGGCTACGGCTGCCGCCTGTCGGCGCTCCTGCCGCGGATCGGTTTTCGTTGTTGTTGCCATTGTTTGAACCTTTTCTTTTTACACTTCTGCGTTTCTCTTTTCGGCCTCGGCCCGACGGCGCTCTACACGCCGGCGGACGTTGTACATCGTTTGCGGCGTCCTGAATCCGAAGGCCGTCATTGCGTCATACGTGGCGCGGGTGACGTTTGCCCCTTCATTCAGCTTCTTTTTGAAGTAGGTGTAGACGCGCTCGTCTTTCTCTGCTTGTGTCAAATACTTTTCTCTGTACTCCATATCGTTTTGTTGTTTTACTTGTCGAAGCGTAGGCGGATCAGTTCGGCGATAAGGCGCACCTCTTCGAGGCGATCGGGGTTGTTCTCATAGCGCTGTTTGGCCCATCGGATGAAGTTTGGTAGAGTATACCAGCTGCCGCTGAGGGTTACAGTCGGCATGTCGTTCGTATCCCGATAGGCGGTCAGGGGGCCTCCTTCGTGGAAGCCTTGGTAGACGATGTAGTCGTTCGTATTCCTGACCACCCCGTTGTAGATATTCGCCATATTGTATACCACCGTCCCATAACCGCAAATGCGAGAGCTCCCGGCCACTGTCACCGTGTCCATGAGTGTGCACTTGTCAAAGACTTGGGCGTTATCCCGGGCGAGCGATCTATCCAATAGGTAAGCGGATCCCCATACTTTGGCATTATCGGCCACCCATGCGTCACCTCTCAGGCTGTCCTCGCTCTCTACGAAGCCGCCTTTCTCGCCGGCCTTCGCCCAGTAGCTGTCTCTCGTTGCCTCGATGCGGTGCAGGGTGTGCCCTTGCCACTCGATCGTCTCTTCTGTTAGTCTGAAATGCTTATTCGTTGTTTCCATTTTCTCTACCTGCTTGTGTGTTACTGTTCTTTGCCTTGTTTATTTCTCTACTTTTGTATCAAATCATGGCGCAAAGATATACACACTTCTGTTTATAGAAACGGTTCTGTGTATACTTTGAGATATTTAACATGCAAGGGTTTTGCGGCTTTTCTTAGGATGTAAAATGTATGCCACCTGCAAGTGCTGGTAGTATAAAAACAATTTTGTTTATATGGAAACAGAGCAAGAAAGAATATCAGAGGTGATTACCCATTTCTGCAAATCGAAAGCAGAGTTCGCCAGAAGAATGGACGTCCGCCCTCAAGTAGTCAGCAACTGGGTCGCCCGGGGTGCTGGGAAGCAGGTATTGAGTAAGATCTTGACAAAGTTTCCAGAAGTAAACGCTAACTGGCTTCTTACCGGCGAGGGTGAGATGCTACGCAAGAAGGAGGAGGATGCGCTGTCGAGAATCGGAGCAAACCGTGATAAGGGGGACAAAGAGAATTTTGTCAGCGAGATGACCGAGCAGTCTTCCAAGGAATTTAGGATCGTTGAGTTCGTAGACCTGCACGCCTCCGCAGGTCCACTGGGGATGAATAACATTGACATCATCCCTGACACGAATCGCCGCCTTATCCCGAGGGAATACGAAAGCGGTAACCTCTTAGTCGTCCGTGTAGACGGCGACTCGATGAACGACGGTACGCCGCGCTCTCTTTATGATGGCGATGAGGTGCTCATCGTGGAAAGAACCTACAACCACTGGTACGATCTGCCTATTCGAAAGACTCTTTTCGTGATCTGTTCACGGGGTGGGAATGTGTTGAAGCAGATCAGTGAGATCAATCGCATCAAGGGATACATCGTTTGTCACTCCTTCAATCCATCATACGCAGATTATCGGATAGCCTTCGAGGATATCTATCAAGTCTTTGTCGTCCTGCACGTGGTTTACCGCAAAATCTCTGTGGACTGACACCGCAACGAATCGAAACGAACTATTATACAAGTAAGAAGATGAAGAAGTATTTACTATTGGCGCTTATCGCGCTTGTGGCCGTAGCATGCAGCAAGGTGTACGCTGATCCATACGAAAAGTATAAAGTTGAATCGATCCGTATCAGAGAAGGGAATTTAGATGTAACAGTGGGAAAGTATTGTAACCTTACTGTAAAGAGTATCCCTGAAGGGACAGATTTGCCATCTGATCTTGAGTGGTTAACCTCGAACAAATACGTGTTATTAATTCACGAGGGCGGACGAGTTTATGCACAAAATGAAGGTACGGCTATCATTTACGTTAAATCAAAAGGCGATCCCTCATTGATAGATAGTATAACTATCAATGTCTCAGCAAAACCAAGACAGTTTCAAACTACTAAAGAAAAAAGAGAGAATACACTTGGCCGCGACTATAGTAAAAGCAATAAGGTTAGCAATAGCAGTAGGAATATCGGTTCCCAACGAACGACCTCGGTGCAATGCAGTGGAAGAACAAAGAAGGGACATAGATGTTCCCGTATGACTACAAATAGTAACGGTCGTTGCTGGCAACATTGATGATATAGATTTCGATAGAGGTTAATTATGGGAGTCTTTGGAAAACTGTTTGGCGGCAAGAAATACGAGCAGAAACAGTATTGGAAAAACAATCCGGACGAATGGGAGATCGCAATCGTGCAAGACCGTGTAAAACGAAAGTTGCTAGAGTATGCCCTCTCAACAATTGAAACATCTACAGATGTGAGAGAGATTGTATCTCAAAAAGAAGCCTTCATGCCAATATTAGATTGGTATGTTGATATGGATGCGAAAGGGTATCCTGATGGGTCGGGTAAGATCCATGAAGAGAAAAAGGCTATAATAGAGAGATACAATATTGCCGTAACAAACTCACGCAAACTGAACGAAGAAGAAATTCAATTTGCAAAAGACTCATTGTTGAGTGATTCTGCCATCTACAACAAGTGCATGTCGGCTCTATCGGTGCAAGAGTCTAAAGGGTATTTTTACGGTACGGCGCAGGATTGGATTAATACGGCGGCAAGCCTATATCAAAATAATAGCTCCGTACGCATACTCGATATATACGTAGCGTGTGGTATGCCGAAAGATATTGCATATAGTAAAGACGCAACACTCATAGATGATCGGAAACCGTTTTTGAAAGGCGGTACAGATTCTAATCTTTTCAACAGTTATGCTTATACGGTTGATCGCAGGTACGGGTTGAGATACTTGCCCTTGATGGAAGTTGATAAAATGCGATATGGGCTTAATCTGCCGGATGATGAAATCATATATCACCGGATCAATGTAGTGACCCTGCATGAAGAGAAACGCACGCGTCTAAACCTCACCTACTCCGGTGTCCGCTGGTCCTATGGTGTATTGAGAGCCGGAACCTATAACGTGGTTGGAAGCGATGCTGTCAATTTCTCACCCACAGACATAGGGAGGCTGTTCCTTACAAATAAGCGAATACTATTTATTGGAGCCCAACGCAATGTTACAAAGGCGATAAAAATCGATGCAATCATATACTACAACCTGTACAAAAACGGAGTAATCATACATCAGGCAAATAGGAAGGCGATACTGTTCGAGTTTGATCAGACTGCAGACGTTGAGATCTACGATCAACCAGACGGGATAAATGAATTTGTATCTGTCATAACGAGGATAATAGATCACACAGAGGCATTGTCATTACCTGAAGATTAGCTCTCCCCCCATTGAATGGAGCTCCTCTTTGCCAACAGTCAGATAGAAAAGATCTGCACCTCGCCGGAGAGACTCTGCCTAAAAAAAAGAGAAAATTAAACACATGGATTGGAAAGAAAAAGCCAAACAAGCGCTGAAGGATAGCTTGTGTCCTATACCAACAGAATTGAACGCAGTAGACTGGAAAAGCGAGCTGTCGGACAAAACAGAACGTCTGGCTCAACACATCTCGGCTTTTGCCAATATGAAAGGCGGGGGGATTCTCGTCTATGGAGTACATAATGATGGAACATGCTTTGATTTGCCAAAAGAAAGAATAGACAAGATAATACAGACTATAGGAAACATCGCTCAGAACAATTTGGCATATCCTGTACCCATTGAGCATGCCGTAATGGAGTTTGAGGGGCATTCTTTACTCTTCATATACATCCCAGAACAAGGAGACAAACCAGTTCATCTGCGAGGAAAGGACTTATATGATGCATATCATCGTTCTGGTGGGCAGACAGTCAAAATGTCAAAGAGTCAGGTAAAAACCTTGATTGCAACCTCTCAAGGCGTGACTTTTGAACAAAATATAGCTAAAAGCGATTTGACGAGAGACGATGTCTTAAATCTGCTCAACTATAGGGCTTTATATCAGATGCTCGACAAAAATATTCCAGAATCAACAGATTCCGTCATCGAGCGTTTGACCGACTACCAATTATGTAAACAAATTGGAGAGAGTTGGGCTGTCACAAATTTAGGGGCGATTCTGTTTGCCAATGATCTTAAAGATTTCCCAGGAATGGCCGGTCACGAGTTTGTTGTACGTAAATATGCTGGTGTTAACAACAGACAACAAGAGTTTGAACAACATGGCGTCTATGGCTATGCTGTAGGGTTTGAGGGGTTAATTGAATATGTTATGCGCAACACAGGTTCCGAAGAGATAAATGTGAAGAGAGGCGAAACCCCGGTATATCCAAAAGTTGCCCTAAGGGAGTTTGTGGCTAATGCCTTAGTTCATCAAGACTTCGATATTACAGGGATGCCTATTACCATTGAGATATTTTCTAATAGGATATCTATAACAAATGCGGGTGCGCCACTTAACGATATAAACCGATTGATAGACTTACCTCCACGATCAAGGAATGAGCAGTTAGCTCAAATGATGTTTACCCTTGGAATTTGTGAGCGTCGAGGCAGTGGTATTGACCGAGCAATAGAAGCTATTGAAGACATGTTCCTACCACCTGTTCAATTCACTAAGAGCGAACAGCACACAAAAGTGACCATGTTCCCGAGAAAAAACTTAAGGGAAATGAAAAAGGATGAGAAGGTATTGGCATGTTACCAGCACGCCTGTTTAAAGTTTGAGGACGGAGAAAGTATTAACAATCAATCCGTGCGAGATAGATTTGAACTTTCTAAAAATGATTCTTCGATAGCGTCTCGTATAATTTCTGATACTGTGGAGGCCGGATATATAAAGCCATCAGATGTTGAAACGGCATCTAAAAAGTACATGACATACATCCCTTACTATGGCTAATCTTATTTGCAGAGTAAATCCGGTGTTTGTGTAAACCAAAGATTTTCAGGCGCTTTTTATTTGACAAGGAACTCCATTTGTCTTTTGTTGGGTTCGTCAATCTCCGTCCGTGGAGTATACCTCTCCCCCACAAAAACAACCCGGGCGACCGCGTAGATCTCACCCTACACGGCCGCCCGGTCACACACAACATAAAATCAAAGAATAATGGAACGATATGAGTTTTCAGAAAGGGAGAAAGACGTGAACCTCAGAGGAAGGAAGCACGAGACTCTCTGGGGGAAAATGAGGAAGAGCGGTGCAATTATACTCAGCGTCGTTTCCTTCGTGATAAGCATTGTTGCGCTTTGCATCGCTGTCTATCGGTCACCGGAACTCGGCTTTGATTATTTGGGCTTGCTGGTCGGCATACAGGCTGTATTGGTTACGGCTCTAATCGGGTGGAATATCTATGCCGTACTTGATCTGAGGAGTATAAAGAGCGAGCTAATAGATACAAAAGAGCACGCTCTCTTTAATGCTGAAAAGAACAACGCACTAACAGCTCATGCTGCCGGAGATGTGTTTTGCTCGTTACTTGTCGGGGCGGTGCCGTTTAGTTTCGAGTATCACTATCTCTATTATAGGTTGAGTGAATGTTTGCATCTCTCACATATAAGGAACATGGATACTTGCAACTCCGTCGTGCAATCGATCTTTGAATCAATCGCAGAGCCCGAGAGAATACGTTTGACAGACTTGAACCGTGCCGAATTGATTGCCCTCGTGGCTCGTTTCGAGCATAAGGAGGAAATACAAGAGTACGGTAGACTGGTTCAATTGGTCGCTTTAGCCGGTCGGCAATACAGTCGAGAATAAGACTCGTGTGAATATGCGCCATCATCTCCCCTGTCTCCTTGGAAAGTTGTTTAACAGCGCCGCTCATAGTAAATACAATTAAGCGGGCACCCGCGTTTCTATTACGAACCGGATAAAATCATCATCCACTCCGTTGGTACCCAACAGCCCTCGGAGCACATTCCCCTGCTCCGGACTTAACGGCGTGCCGGAAAGTGGCGGGTTGCCACCCTTCTTCACTCCGCGGATAAACTCATCGAATTCTTTGTCCGAAAGGTAAAAGCTACGACTTCCACTGGCCGTGCTGGTCACTGGCTGCTCGACCTTATCACGAAGCTCCTTCACCTCCCGTCGCAACCGTGAGGCGTCTTCGGTCAGCGTGCGGATCTGTAGGTTGAGGCGGCTCACTGTGTCTGCAAGAGAGTAAACGAACTCGTCTCTCTTCTTTGCAATCTTCTCCGATAGGCGTTCGTCCTTCCAATAGAGATAGAAAAGGCCTACGAAGCAGAGCGAAGAGGCGAATCGAAATACGCTGGAGATGATGTCTAGTTTTTCCATTTGTGTCTCTGTCTTTGTTTGAACGCCGGCAAAAGTATGGCGCACGGTTCGTCACAGCCTGCCGCACGGTGCGCATGGGTGTCTATTCGCCACCGGCCACGTAGTCCAGCACGCGGCGATTGGCTGCGTCCACCTTCTTACGGTTGAAGTCGATATAGACGTCTGTCACAGTGGCATTCTGCGCGTGCCCCAACCCCGCAGCGATCGTCTCCTTGGGGATGTCCAGTTCGGCAGCCAGCGTTGCCCAGGTGTGGCGAAAGGTGTAAGAGGTCATCACCGGGATGCGGGGATCCTTCGACGCTATACCTTTCAGTGTCTTATTGATCTTGGCCTTGAATGACTCCATGTGTTTGAAACGCTCCCTGAAGTTTAGCAAGTGATCCCGCCCGCGGTACTTCTCGAGCAGCGCGGCCGCCTCCGGCTCTACTTTGATGCTGTAAAGCGTGCCCGTTTTTGCCCGCCGGTAATGGATATACTCCCCGTCGTATTCCTCGAGGTTGAAGAGGTCCACGGTGTTTATCCCGATCAGGTAGAAGATCAGCCGTGCGACGTCGACAGCCCACTCCTCGGCCACGGTCTCGCACGGGTAATCAAAGAGGGCGCGCAGCTGGGTGAGAGAGACCGCCCGTTTGCGGGTGCGCTCCTTTTCGATCTTGAAACGCCGAAAGGGGTACAGCTCCAGCCCGATCACCTCCTCATCGATGGCCTTGTTGAAGACCGCCCGAATGTTTCGCAGATGGATCGCGCGGGCGTTCGTGGCCAACCCGGTACGTAGCACCTCCCCGCGCCCGTTACGTATGTCAGATTCACGCATACTTCGATCGAAGTTTTCGAGCCATGCGTAATTGACAGCATCAAAAGGCACATCGTCGCCGTGCAGTCTGATAATCTTATCTAGCGTGTTCTGATAGATCTCTCTTGTGCGCCCCGCCTTCTTTTCGATGAAAGATTTGAAGTAGTCTGTAAACGTACCGCCGCCACCATCGGTCTGCCCAGCGGCAAACATAGCTTTGAAACGCGCTGGCAGTATGCTTCCAGCCTTCCCCGCGAGCTGTAACGAAAGAAGCAGGTTACGAGCACGGGTAAGCTCTCCCTGTATTAAAAGGTTGTACCGTGTAAAGTCAGCCTTTCGCCGCCTGTCGGCCGTGCGTACGGTTCCGCTCTCTTTGTCAAACTCCGAAGGAAGCACATAAATGCCCAATCCGTGGAACACGGTCTTCCCTTTGGCGGCAAAAGCAAGGTAAACGGGGGCTGTTCCGTCAGGACGTTTGCGTCGCTCGTCTGTGGTTACTCGTATCGTCATCTGCTCAATTGTTGCTCGATTACTGTGCCACAAAAATACCCCGGAATACCTGAAAACGCCCACACGCAAAGAAAAGGTATCACCTCAGCCGGATATAAAGAAAGCCCCCTAAACGCTCTAATACTAAGCATTTAAGAGGCTTTCTCTTGTTGTCGGGGTAGCGGGATTCGAACCCACGACCCCCTGCTCCCAAAGCAGGTGCGCTAACCGGACTGCGCTACACCCCGTTCAATGGTTCTTTTTCGCCATTGCGGCGGCAAAAGTAAAAACGCAGGCCTTACTACCAAACGTGAGCCCAACGAAAGATGTATTCTGACGCCGGGCTCACGTTGCGCGAG